GCACGTGGGCCTACCAATGTTCGACATACGTAGCCTAAATTCTCGCTTGTCTGCCCCGCCAAACTGACGTGCAAGCGCACCCATGACATCCAAACCAATCTGTTTGATTGTCTCTTGGGACATGGTTGACTTGCCATTGGCAGCGTCGTCCATATACTTATGCAACGCCAGTTCAGCTGGGTGATTCATATCATTCTACCTCTTCAACATCAATGTCAACAAAGGATTCAGCAAGTTCTTTCTCTTCTTGAGTAGCTTTCTGAACATGCTTCTCTTCCCAATCAGACAGTACCCTACGATTATGGTTCTCGACTACAGCTTGGAAGTCCCTGAGTAGCTGTTGATCTGCTTCCGTAATCTCGTGGATTGTGTCAAGGTCTGCTTCACAGACTGGCACATAGTATGGGCCATTCGGGCCTTTACGTTCAGCCGTAGACACAATGATGTCGTGCATGATGGGAAGACGACGATGCTGCGCAAACTTGTTTGACACATCACCAAAGTTTTTGTAGCCTTCCTTTACTGCCACGTCAAACACAAAGGGTGTGTCCACCAGTTCAGCAGGATTGCCTTCTTCATCCTTCGCATCTACAAAGGTAACAGTCCCGTACATAGAACGTGTACGCTTGATAGAACGAATGAGAGTCTGCATGTCGTCAGACAAAGCATCGAAGTCCTTGATGTAACCAGAAGGTTTACCACAGTTGAAGTTGCCTTGGTTGTCCTTGAGGTCAATGTCCAGATTCTCTGCCATGACTGTCTTCACATAGTTCTTGTTGACCGGATCATACTTCTGGTACAGAAACCTCTGCATGAACAGGCGCATCCTGATCTTCTCAGCGTACACAGTCTTGCCTTCGATGTTTGCCAAGAAGAATGAACCAGCCGACACGATATCGACATTCATTGTCTTGCCATTAATCTCTGCCTTACCCTTGATTGGCTGACTGTGAATCTTGATACGGGCAAGACTACTCTTACTCTCACCTGTATCAGCAGCCATGCCTAGCATCTGTGCCATAGCTGCATAGTTATTGGAATCAATTACTGCAAGTTCACTCATTTATATTTGCTCCTTTCTTGAGAAATAGAACCGTAGTTTTATCACACTACGTCCTTTGTGTCAAGCCAATTTTCACCTATTTTGGCTTCAAGTTCGAGTGGTACATTAAAGACTATGCCCCATCTCATTGTAATTAAACCAGGAAGATCGGCATTAGTTTTTTGTATAATGTCAATCACCTGACGTTCTTCATCTGGGTGTACGTCAATGACGATACTGTCATGCACAGTGTTGACTACACAAGACTGCATACCTACCAGCAGCTTCTCAATGTGAAGCAGGGCAATAGGCACAATGTCTGCCGTAGCAAATGACTGCACAGGATAGTTCTTGATCTGCGTAAAGTTAGTGACCTTGCCACTCTCAAGACGATGCACACCCTCAAACTTAAACTGCCGACCAGAGGGTGTAGTAATCATCTCTGTAGTTAAAGCCTCTTTAGCCAGTCGGGTATGCCAATCTGCGATGCCTTGGTATTTTTCCGTGAAGTGTGTGTAGTATTCTGCTTCCGCTGGCGTTCTGCCAAAGCCCGTTGCTCCATATAACGGCGCGAATGTATGCGCCTTCGCAGTCTGTCTATCCGTAGGCTGACCAGCATCGGTAATAACTTTAGCGGTGTATGCGTGAACATCAAACCCAGTAGATACTTCTTCAATTGCAACTCCATCTTGTGACAGGAATGCAGCCGCACGAAACTCAAGCTGTGCAAAGTCTGCTTCCAATACTTTACCATTAGGCCAGCGAGATACAAACACCTTCTTGACAGGGAATGTACCACCACGTGGCATGTTCTGCATGTTGGGGTCTGCACCAGACAGGCGTCCAGTGGCAGTCCTATGTTGTAATAGGCGCACATGAAGCTTACCATCCTGCTTTGTATGTACGCGAATGCCATCAACAAATGATGACAGATATGTTTCGACAGCAGACAAACGACGAATCTCACGCAGGAATGTAACTGCATCATCCATACCCTTGCTGTTTGCTGCCTTCTCTAACACCTCAAGATTATTCTTGCTTGTGCTAAAGCCACTAGCACTAGCCCACTTAGCATTGGGTGGCGTAAACTTTAGACCAGCCACTTCCTTAGTTGGCTTGAATAGAAAGCCACCAGCTGCACAGGTAATGCACTTGTTTGGCTTGGCAAAGGGTGTGCCATCCTTCTTCACCTTACGAATGTAACCTGTGCCTTTACAGTCACTGCACTGCACTGCCTCTGTCTTATATAGATACTGTGTCTGACTACGCACCAAGTCCTTGAAGGGTGTGTCACGCATGTAAGGGTCAATGGTATTAGACCACAGCGTCTTGTCTTTCACCTTACGGCTGTAGATTACCCACGACAGTTGCTCTGGACTGTTGAGATTAATAGGTGTGTCACCCATAAGTTCACGAACCTGAGACTGCAAGCTGTCCAGAAGTTCCTGCCTCTCTTGCTCAAATTCCTGGCGCACCTCATCCAGCTTTGACAGATCAACTGCAAAGCCACGCTGATAGATACGTGCCAGACATGTAGCCACCTGATTAGTAAGGTCAACTGTACCACGCAAGCCAGCATCGTCCTGACTATTCAGACGAAGCATCAGCTTGTCTGCCAGTTGCTGTGTAGCACGTAGATCAGCAGACAGATACTCTGACAGTTCAGAATGAGGAATGGTACGTGTACTGTAACCTTTCTTGAAGTATTCTTTCAGCGTATCCTGCTTCCTCGTATCCAAGGAATATCTTTCAGCACATGCTTCAAGGGACAGGGGTTCCTTAACACCACGCTGCAGCACATACTCTGCCAGCATTGTATCAAAGACTGGCCCATCATACTTGAAGCCAGACTCCCACAGCCACAGCAAATCATAGGCAGCATTGTGACAGATCAGGACAGTAGTTTCATCCAGCCATTCCTGCACACCTTCATGCCCCATTGGAGTAGCATGTTCGTCGGCATGGTCAAACGTAACCAGCCATTCCTCACCTCTGTCATTTAGCATACCAACCATCGTCAGGCTGTTACTAGCCTCGAATGGATCAAGGTGCATCTTGCCGTCACGCTGTGTGACAGTATTCTCTACGTCAAGTGTCAGTTTCATATCTATACCTCGTATCTGCCAATAGTGTAATTCAGTTCACAATGTACCCTGCCATGCCAGCCAGTCAGCTTGTTCTTGACTACGCACAGGTGACGCTGTGTGTCTTCCTCGTCCTGCCCATCAACCTGTGGGTTCTTGGCAATCAGCACCATGAGGTCTGCCTCTGCTGCCTTACCTGTACGTGAACCTTCCATCATACTCTGGTTCAGGACTGTCTTACCCTCTGCCTCTGCACTCAACTGTGACATATAGAATACAGCACAGCCATACTGCTTGGCAATCATCCTAGCATAGATAGCGTTAGCCTTGAGTGCTTCATCAGGCCGTGAGTAGCCAGACATTGTAGCGAATTTATCACCCATGTCAAGCACTAATACATCAGGCTTGTATGATTTGCACACACTCTCTACCCATGCCATGTCCCTGCCTGTGGAATCCTTGATACGAATCTTGTCAAAGACAGGACGATACAAGTCACGTGCCTTGGCAGGATTGTTCTTGACTTCCCACATGGTGAGGCCCGTTGCTGCAGTCAGGTAACGTGCTGCCACACGATGGTAGCTTTCCTCGTTACACAAGACAATACAGTTGGCACCCTGATGTGCAAAACCACCTGGTCCTGCAATGATGCTGGCATGGAATGATGTCTTACCTGTATTCGGTCTGGCACCAATCTCAATCAGATGCCCATCGTTGACGCCCTCAACCTTACGTGTCAGGGCAGGAATGTTGAATGTCCATCGTGCTTCCAGATCATTCTTGGCAATAATGGTGTCGATGGATATGTCGTCCCATTCGATGTTCAGCTTGGGTGTGAAGTCATCACCATACTTCTCTAGAAGCTGCTGTAATGGCTCAAGACTGGCCTTGTCACCGTTCACATAGTCGAACCCCAACTCTGCAATCTCTGCCCCTACAACCTGCTGGAACAGGCGAGAAAGCACCTCTCCTGCCACGTCGTTACCCAATGGGTCAGTGCGCTGGATGGACTGAAACAGACTGTTGTACGACTCACGCTGCGCTGGTGTCATTGATGGGTTGCTGGATACAAACAATGCCTGTACCTCTTCTGGGGTAACAGTGCGACTGTAGCGATCCATCGCCACATCAACTGACTTCTTAATCTTACGCACATCTGTGCTGAACAATCTGTCGGGACACCTAGCCCCACGATGATTCTCGTAGAAGTCCTTGTTCATCAGACTCCTGATTAGTGATAGTTCCATTAGTTCCATTATGCTGCTCCTAGCTGTTCAAGTTTCTCTATGTCGGTTGGGTTGCGATACTTCAAGTCTTTCTCAAGTCGCAGCACCTTTACATTTGATACGTGACCACGCAATTCTTTAGCCATTGCAATAGTCTTCGGTAGTACGTCGGGGTCTAGTGCAACGATAGCTGCTGAGAACCGTGTGAGATAATGCTTGTGTTCTTCAAGCAATGTTGTGCCTAGCAGTGCGACCCCGACAAACTTCTCACTGCCTACCACAGCTGCACTCACACAGTCCTCAACAACCACGGCGACATCCCCTTGGCCACTGGTATAAGGAACACAGGAAGACCCATACCTTCGCCACTTGGGGAGTCGCTTTGTCAATGCCCGACCCGTGGCATCAACAATCTTGTTGTCATGCACGACAGGAAATACAACACGGTCTTCCTTTACGTCGTGTAACAAACCTAATTCCTTTTCATCCAGACCCCATCTAGCACACCACCGATTAAATTGCAAGAGGTTTTTATTCGGCACGATATACTGAGGCAACTTAAATTCTTCTACCTTCGTCTCCTGCTGCACCTTCATACGCTTGATGTCGTCAGGTGTCATGCCTACACGCTTGCCACCACTGACACCACATGATGCCTTGTAACAATTCCATACGATGTTACCACCGATATTCGATACAGTGAATGTCTTGTACCCTTTACATACAGGACAGTTGATACGTTTAGATTCACCGATATATAATGATATATCATTTATTATATTATATATATTATACATTATATATCCCCTTCGTTTGCGGCATCTAATGTGCTTTTACCATGACTGCTTCGCTTTGTCAATGCGTAATTTGCAGCATCGTATGTGTTTTTTATGTACGGCTTGACCGATTGTGGGTTAGCGTGTCCTGTAACCGACATGATTTGTCCTATTCCTACACCAGCCTGAACCATTTCGGTTGTGCCAGTACGTCGCAGGTCAGACAGTCGGAGAGTGTCAGGCAACCCAGCGTTGCGAATCAGTGCGCGTCCATGTTTCGACATTTTGAAGATGGTGTATGGTTCATACTTCCCATCAATGGGATTCGGACGAGGCGCAACATATTCCTGAAACCCAAAGTCCTCATGCTGTTGCGTCAGCATATCCATCAGGTCATCAGATATGGGTAGGTACACCTCTGCCCTACGCTTTGACTGCAGGATGTGTACGCGCTGCTCATCAAAGTCGATGTTGTCCCACTTGAGTAGGCGCATGTCGCCCACACGCTGGCACCATTCATATGCCATCTGTGCAATCAAGCCCAGATTACGTGTGTTGAAATCGCTGTATGCTGTATCCAATAGCAGCATGATGTCGTCCTTTTCCCACAGGGTTGTTCTACTTTTAGGTGTACGCCTACGCACAGCATTGAATGGATTACGACTGACCATCTCCATACGCAAGCCGTGATTATACACGACTCGCGCAATAGCCATCGCCTTGTTGGCAAAGTGGATGCCTCTCTCACACCATTCATCGTATGCAAGTTTGCACATTTTGCTTGTCAGTTTATTGACATCCACCCTGCCAAAGTTTTGACCATCAATCTTTGTGTCCAAAACCTGGCGAATTATGTATTCATAGTTAGCTTTAGTTTCATCCCGCAACTCTTTGTATTCATAGGATGAATAGTAATCACCAACCATTTCTCTGAAGCTAGTCATAGTCCGAATGCCAACAGAATAATCATGCCGACAACTGCAATGATAATGTCCATGTTATTTTTCTCCTAATCGCAAGAATCCCAGCGAGACATGACTGCCGTATATCGACCAGTCTCAGGATCGTGTGTTGTTCTATCGACTCGTGTGTCGTACCCAAGAGGGTGGTACTGTTGTAAGTACCACTCTACTTGTTCGTCTAGGTCTTTCTTCGACACGGCTACTAGTGTTTCCTTGACACTTCTAGGCATCTAAAAGTCCCACTCTTTGATCTCAATGTCCTTGTCCACGAGTGCGTGTCGCAGCCCCCACCATGCGTTATCGACTGCACGTAGGTCATCGTAGTCTATCGAACACATCTCACTGACGCGAGTGCGAATCGGAACCCATGCCTTAAGCAGTGTCATCATAGCTTCCTGTTGGTGTGGTGTCATAGACTTCCAGCATTCGGTTGCTGCTTCGCGCTTAATATCCCATTCAGTTTTTTGCTCACTCATTGTGTTGCTCCTTTCATCCAGCCAGGAATATCCCGACCTTTGTTGTACCTTGCAAACCTAGCCTTGTCTGCAATGTAAAAGTTACGATATGATTTGATAGGCCAGTGTTCGTCTGTCTTCAAGTGATCCATACCACTAAAGCATTCAGGGTGCTTGGTTACATGGTTGATTGAATCAACAGGCAGGAATTGCTTGCCGTCAGCCAATGCCATGAAGTGCTTGCTTGCACCGTGTACCTTGCCATAGCGATATGTATATTCTTCTAGCATAGATGCGTACAGATTGAAAGCATAAACGTAGTTCGCTTGGCTACGCATTGCCCACAATGTGCATGGGTGCTTCTGATGCACAGGCTTATACAAGTTCTTTGCTGCTGCGTACTCCGGTGCATGATGCCACAGGCTGGTGCATAACATCTGCGCTTCCTCTAGTGGCATCTTCACAATGTGCTGGTCACATAGCTGCTTGGCTATGGCCTTGGGGTGGTGGTCCAACAGGAACCGGTTCATGCTATTGCTCCTGTGTTTGCTTCCTGTTCCTCGTAGTCGAACTCAGCTTGCATGTCACTGATGCTGAACTCCCAATCAAGTTCGGGGTGTGTGGCAATGGCAAGGTCAATGTCAGATTCACAGTAGTCAAGCAACTGTCCATCCTCATGTACGAACCAGCCAATGTACATCCAGCCCTCGTCAAAGTAACGCGCGTCAATCTCAAAGCCCATCTCTACCAGCTTGTGGAAAATTTGGTCAGGCGGCGACCATGCTGACAGGAATGAGATGTTAAGCTGGTTCTCACCGGCACGTTCACAGTGTGCGTCATAGATGTCCCACTTTGTACCCCAATTCTCAAGCCGCCAGTTGTACCAGTTGGGGCCATCAGACAATCCTTCGGTGCCTTCCAACTCTTGTGGCATTGGGATCAGAGACTGGCACAGTGGCGTATCCTCTGTGTTCATGATGTTGTAGATCATGTCAATCTTCTGTGGGTCTTCGTGTGACAGGATAACCCTGTTGTCGGTATGATTAGGCATAGGTATGTCTCCTTGTTACTGGTTGATGTTGTTATCGTCATAGTGATAGAACATTTCTTTCACCCTGTCAATGTCAATCTTGAACCACTCATTGCGTCGTTCATCTGCGTACTGTTCCAGTGTACGGTGCATCAATGTCTCAGCCTTGCGCCTGTTCTTTGATTCAATGGTACAGACAATCTCGTAGTCTCGAAATGGAGATGATGTCTGATATCCATTGAGGCGATCCTCTGCAATGGTGGCGCAGCCGATCTTCACCCACTCAGGCCATGCCTTGTTGACGATGGCATAGACCTCACCTGTTGGTACACTGTCGATCTTCTCATGCGACCACGCATCGTCCAAACTTTTATAGCGTCCAGGTTTATGCAATGGGTGTGACTTGGGTATATACTTACCATTCACAAACATGCGTGTCGTATTCTTTTCAGCATGTGTGTCCAGTCGTTGCCGGTATCGCCGGTTAGGTGCGACGTACCACCATTCACCCTTGTCGAACTCAATGTTGTTTGATCGTGCGTAGTCTGTGTCAATCTTCTGTGTCATGTTCTGTAATCTCCTCATAGTTGTTAGTGTCGATGTCTTCATCTGTCAGCCCGACAATATCAGTGTCGAACCAGTCGTGTTCAAACAGGAATTGTTTCAAGCCTTGCAGCATTAGTTCCTCATCCATGTCAGTCCATCCTCGTAATGAAGTAGCCTTCGTCGGTAGGCAGGGCAGTGATGGCGTATGGGTAGAAGTATACGGTGCCATCCTTTGTGTCCATCTTGCCTACATACTGTAGGTCATCATCCTCGTCATAGTTGCTCTTGTAGGAACCGTCCTCTTGCACGTCGCCGCCGAAACGATACAACTCACCAAAGCCGTAGCGTTCTGTCATGTATTGCACAAGGTCTGATTCACCCAGCATGTTATACTCTACCACCCAGTGTGGCAACAGCCCCAAAGATTCCGCGAGATGTTCCTTCGGTGCGTCATAGTGTGTCGTGTTAAGTGTCAGCATGTTGTGGGTACTCCCTCTGTTTTCGTAGAATTGTTTGATGTATTCGTAGTCCATTGATGTAGTATCGAACATGTCCTCACCCATTGTCAACCCCCTTGAATATGTGTGCGATAACGTCAACTGTCCACCCATTGCCCAGCATCTTGTAGCGTTGTGTGTTGCTGACATGGGCTGTGTAGTTGTCTGGCACAGTCTGCAGCCTCTCGCATTCCAGTGGCGTCAGCTTGCGAAACTCTGTCATCGTCTCGTCAGTGAATACAAGCTGGCGTCTGCGCTTCTCAAAATACTGCGTCAGGTTGCCGCCCTTCCAGTAGTTGGCGTCGATGCAGTACGACTTGTCCCGATCCACATAGCCATCCTCGATGATGTCGCACAGCTTGATACCCTTGTCGATAGGTTCGTAGTACCTACCCTTGAATGAGATGTTCGTCCAGTAGTACCGTTGCCTATTGTGTGCCGACACCTTGTCGCTGTTTATGAAGATAGGTTCGACACCCAGCGCGTCACTGATGACATCCATAGATTCCTGTTTCATCTTGACGTTTTCCAGCAGGAAATACTTTGGCTTGAGTTTGCCCAGGATTTTTACGTACTGCCAGAATAGCTTTGATCGTGGATCATCGAAGTGACCATGCCGTCCTGCGCTGCTGAATCCTTGGCATGGACTGCCGCCGATCAGCATATCAATGCCACCCTTGTCTGCCATAGCATTGACCCAATTCATGAACGCTGGACTGGTACAGTCGCCAAGCTGTACCGTGTCAGGGTAGTTGGCTTGCGCTACCTTGATGGCGTACTTGTCGATCTCGCTGGCGTAGTATTTGCTGACACTGATGCCAGCACGATCCAGCGCAATACGTCCGCACGACATGCCGTCAAACATCGAAAGAATATTCATAGCCCGAACTCCTCTTTGGCCTGTTGATACAGAACGTCTAGTTCTTCTTGATATTCTTGATACCTCGACCAGTCGTCGTCTGTCAACAGGTCAATTTGTTTGTCGGTCAGCAGGTGGTGCCACGCATACAGGTTGATGATGTCACCGTCCGCATTTCGATCCAAGTCTAGGAAATCTGACATTCGCATTTTTCTGTGTCCCTCTTTTCCATACAGGTTGTCTGCTTCTTCTGGTGTTAGGTCAAATCTACCACAAGGTGACTTGGTTCTGTCAAGTATCCAAATGCCACCATACTCAAAGCCCTGATCCATTAGGCTACATCCTTTCCAAACCAACGCTTCGCTGTCATGTCATTGATGACGTACTTGGTGCCGGTGTTCATGTCTTGCACGATCCACGGGTTCTTTCTGGCGCGTGTCTTGTAACCTACCAGCGTGAAAGATTTACCCTGCTGGTCTGCAATCTTGCTGGTGTCCAGCCCATCAATTCGGGCGAATGTTTCGAGGTCACGTTCTTCCTTAGACGATGCCCCATCCTCTCGCACTTCGACCTTGAAGGTCACTTGTGCGTCATCGTAGCTGGCATTGCCTACATGAATGCTGTACCCATCAATGCCGTGCTGCTCGAATATTTCGTTCAGCTTGTTACGTAGTGCTTTCGCTGTTGCTCTATCCATGATCTAGTACCCCATCTTTTGACGTTGCTGTTTGTTCTGCCGTTGCTGCTTGCGAATAGCAGCGACTGGCTTGCGATGTTTAGTCGATATCGCTTTGACCTTTACCGGCTTGCGATAGGTGAGAATTTTTTTCGACATCTTTCTTGTCCCTTTTTCTGTCATACTTTTTCTTGTTCGGTATGACACTTGCCCTGCGTCGGGACAAGGCAAGTGCCTTTGCTACCGGATTGACTGGCGTAACCTTACGCACGTTTCACAAACTGACCTGACGCACCGTCACGTGACACCGACAGGTAGCCTTTGTTATTCGAGAACGTACCCTTGCGCTTGTAGCGTGAAGTAGTCCGGCGGAATTGCAGGTTGTTAGCACCCACTGGGTTGCGAATGATACCGGCGACGTTCTTCTGAAACACTGTCTTTTCCATGATATGTAGTCCTTTCGTTTTGGTTTCGATAACTAGTCATTAAACTAGTCGGGCCTTGGGGTCAACCCCCTTTTTGCATCTACTTGGCAACGCCCCGCTGGCATCGGTTATCTAGCGTCCTGCCCCATTGTGATGCCCACTAAATGGGCTTTCCTGCTAGGCCGTCGGCTTTGTTCTGCCTTTCGATGTTGTCAGTATCCCCCTAGAATGTGGCAAGAATAAGGCACAATAAACTTTTTTGCGTCGAAAATTTGACACCACCCACCCCTCACCCGTCAATAATTTGACGCCAGGAACCAGGTGTTTTAACACGCTAAAACATTTAACCCACCCACCAAATGTTAGGCCCACCCCACATTGCATGTCTTACCTAATAAAGTTAGCCATGCCTAACATTCTTTGCCCCACCGTATAGAGTTAGATGCCCCACAAAATGTTAGCCCCACCTAACACCGTCAATATTTTGACACCCCCAGGAACCAGGGATTTTGAAAAATAAAAAAGGCCAGCCGGTGCGATACCGGCCAGCCCCACCATTTATGCCCGACTGAATTTCCCGTCGGTGTAATAGTCCATCATGCGTCTCACATGGTCGGCATCCATTGTGGCAAGCGATGTCGCCACATATCGGGCATCATCCCGTGATAGATGCTGCCGCAATTCACGGTATAGGCGTTGTGCTTTTGTCATGTCTATGCCCTCTCAATGGTGATGGTATCGTCGGCAAAGGTCGCCATGTAATGGCTGGCACCGTCTAAAAATTCCGACACATAACGGCCATTAAGGTCAACAATGGGACGTGCTGGCGTTCCTGCTATCTTGCCTTTGCCTTTGTCGGTGTCACGCACGTCTGCAAATTGCAGCGTTAATGCTGGCGCGTTGCTGCCAATAGGTGCCACCATGACGCGCCTAAACCGTCGGCCATGATGAAAGCCATTCGCTGTCAATATGTCCCCTTCTATCCAGATACGCGCGTTGCCGCGATTGAATGCTGTTTTATATGTCTTTTGCATGGTCATGTCCTTTCATGCTGTTAGTCGGCCATTATTGGCTAATAAATAGGACATGGCGACAACACGCGCCGCCATGCCATGTTTTGATTTATGGTCACGCGATACCGTGCAAATCGCGCCAGACTGTCCATGTGATAGCCTGTAATTGATAGGGCATGATGCCTATTTGTTTGGCGGCATCTTCATAGGCATCCTGTAACGCGCGATATTCTCGGACGCCAATATTAGTGCGATCATCGGTTAGGCCGACACGTTCGTTATAGGCAATGTTTCGCGCATGGCCGTCAATGGTCACGTTAAATTCCCCCATGATATCCATGAAAAACGACGTGATTTTCTGGCCGTTTAGTATGGTTTTTGCGCCAGCATAGTCGGGGATTTCCTGCAGAATGCGCCATGCCTTTAGCTTCATCTTGTTGTAGGTCGAGACCTTCACGGTTTCCATGGCATCGCCAGCAATAAACGCGCCGATTAGGGCATCGGCATTCAGGACATTACGTGTCCATTTATTGTTCGGTGATAGCGCGGCAATGACAGCAACGACGATATAAACCGGCATATCGTGCTTTATGGCGATGCCATGCGCTTGTGATTGCGCGTCACTATACCATGCCATGCCGATAGCGATTTGGTCGGCGTCGGCGTTGTTATACATGGCGACGATGTTTGCAATCATGGCGTCATGCGATATTGGCGTTACTTGTTTCATAGTCTGGTATCCTTTTCAAAAGTTAGTCGGCCATTATTGGCAAAAGAATGTGACGCGACAATGGCAAGCAATGTCGCGCCATTGTTTGGTTATCCTTGTGTCAGGAACAATTCGGCATTGTGGGGATTAATGCGAATTGAAACGTCGCCCGTATCATTATCGTGTCGCATGGTGGCGATTTGCAGATTGACCAAATAACACGCCAATTCCTCGCAATATCCAGACAAGGGATATTCATCAATGCAATCATTCGCATTGTAAACCGTGACGTATTTGGCGGCATCGTCGCCAGCAATGCGGCAAGCTTTGTTGTGGTCAATCAATGCTGGCAAAACATGCTTGGCAATCGACGCGCGTGGCTTGTCGGCGAAATCATAGGCGACATGCTGAAACGAATTATAGGCATCGTCGCTGCTATGCGTGACGTAGTCATTCAGGCATCGGGCGACTAAAGCTTTCCATGCGTCAATTGTATGGCATTCAAAAATGCCCCAATTCCAGATGTCATTCATCACGTTATCAGCGACCATGTCGGGCAAACATGTCTTGAGAATGGTTTGCATGGCTTTCGATGCCGAATTATGAACGGTCCATGCGTATTGATTATCAGGATGATATCTTTCGTCGCGTTCATCGGATGATGCCGCATTAGCATGGAATGCAATAAACGTAAGCTTTGCCAGCATTTCATATTCGGTGTCTGTGATTTGATATTGATTAGTCATTTCGCTTTCCTTTCATGCGAATAATTGAAGTTAAAAATTTCCATATATTGCGGCGCAAATCGTGTCAAGTCGTTTATGCTTTGTTCCCTGGATGTTCTCATTTTGTTCACGGTCGATGTTCGCATTGATCGGTAGCGCGTGTTCCTGTTTCGTTCTCATTAGATGCCGCATTATTTGGGGGGTATGGTGCCGCATTTCATGCATCGCCGGTCTGTTTTCATGTGTTAAAACATAAACACGCCATCCAGTGGCGTCGGATATGGCGTCAATTCATAGCATATGATTTGACTATCTGCCAAAAAACCCAGGCATTTCAATGGTTTAGCAGCTTTCGATTCATCGCTTGCGTCATGCGCTGGCGCGAATAAGACAAAAGGTGTCGCAATCCGGCGCAATCGGCGCGGATCAAAGGCCACGGGCGGGGGCCACGTAGGGGGTATACGTACGTATATATGGTGAAATACACAGATTGGGAAAATTGAGTGTTAACCACAGGGGCAACTCATAAACATCTTATGCACAAGGAATGCACAATCTGCCTAAAAAATAGGCAACTCTG